TCAAATTGTGGATCGCTTAAATTATTCACCAAAACTATAATCCAGTGATATTCTGGGTTTCCATAAATCTTACTTGCTACGATTTCTGGGGTATCACCATCTTCAAGTTGATACTTGTAAAATACAACAGCATTATCAGCGATGTTATACTTTGTGCGCACACGAGTCATAATGTTTGTTACGACTTGAGGACTTTGATTTACAAAATCAAATGAGTATAAAGTTTTAGGAAACTTATTAAAATACATTAGCAGGCATCCTATCGGTAGGTTGCGTTTTTAATATCTTCTTTACTGAGAATTGCTGTTTCTTTAAATTGTAATTGAATAGCAACTTGTGCAGGAGTACCATCTTTATGAGTTGCAAACCCACCAGGAGTATAGTCAACACTCAAGCCAGCAAGAACGCATTTTTTAGTTTTGAATAAAAATCTGTTTGGTTCCAACGCAGTATTCCAAAATTCGATTTCAAATTGCGCTGGTGGGATAAAGTATCTTCCTGTTGTATTTTTAGGAATATCAGGAACAGAGTAATATTTTAGCATTGAAATAATACCCTTCTCAATATTAGGGCTATATAAAATTTCGGCTTCTTTAGCGTTCTTTGGCGTTAGCATAAAGTTTAAAACAAATTGCCTCAACATCGGAGAAGTATAAACCATTTCCATCTGTGGGTTTACAACAAGCCCAGTTGTTCCGAAAAAGAGCGCATCATCTGCGTTTGGTCCGACACCAGGAAGTTTGCTCGCAAAGGAAGTGGCTAGTTCTAAAACATAAGGGTCAGTTCCACCATCTAAACCTTGACCTTTTGCAGACATTGCTTGACCGATGGCACCATAGGCTCCGAGAACCTGTGTCATTGATAATTCTTGATATGCTTGATCGTATTGCGAGGCAATATTTTCTGGCATTGGTAAAGCGATGGCTGTGCTTACACGACTTACATTACGCTTCATGTTAAAGTTTTGCAAACTGCTTTTGAGTTTATCACCAATTCCTTGAATAGAAATTGCGTTTCCAGTTGCGTCTTTTAATGCCTCATCAATTTGACCTGCAATTACTCCAGTTAAACTTTCTGACAATGCTGCAGCGCCAGTAGCCGTTGTACCGAGAGAACCAAGACCTAATTGAGCAGCAATCGCAGATCCAATAGCAAATTTCCCAGCTGGTGTTTCGGCGATATTTTCAACTAAACGACCAACATTACCGATTGATTGATTTAGTGACTGATTTTGACGATCGGCTGCAGTTTCTTCTGCTGTGAGCGCGTCTCGTTTCACCTCATAAATCTTTAAAAGAACGTAAGGCTTATCAGTATCCATCGCTAAATTCATAGGGAAAGAAAGGTACTTCAAAGAGCTAATGCCATCGCCTCTTCTCTTAGCAGTAACCTTTACTTCTTCTAGATCGTCTATTGTTGCCATTATTGGAGAGTTCCTATAAATATTTGCTATGGCTTATTCTGGAAAATTTAGTCCTAAAAATTCCAATAAATATTTAGGTGACCCCACGAACATTTGGTATAGATCGTTATGGGAACGCCGAGTTATGGTGCACCTGGATGAAAACCCAAATGTGATTGAGTGGTCAAGCGAAGAAGTGATCATACCATATTTATCGCCTGTTGATAATCGTTGGCATCGTTATTTTCCTGACTTTTTCGTTCGTGTTCGTAATAGGACTGGCTTACTTGAAGGAATTATTTTAGAAGTAAAACCTTCTTCGCAAGCAAAGCCACCTAAAGTAGCGACTCGAGTGACGAAAAGAGTGATTCAGGAAGTCATGACTTATGGGGTTAATGAAGCGAAGTGGAATGCGGCTCAAGAATATTGTAAAACTCGTGGTTGGACATTCAAGGTTGTGACTGAGAAGGAACTATTCGGACAATAAATGCCATCTTTACTCGATAAACTTACAAAAGAGATGAATGCCGCTGGTATTCGCCCACGTACAGGCGCAGCCAGAAACTGGATTCAGTCTAAAATCGCTAAAACTCGTATCCCAACCAACCGTTCGAACATTTTAAACGACCCGAATCGTATTTCGCCTCGTGCTTTTATCGGTCGTATGTACTTTTTTCACTACGATCCGAAATATAAAGACGTTTTACCAGTATGGGATAAGTTTCCGCTCGTAATTCCGATGGAAATGTACAGCGATGGCTTTCTCGGAATGAATTTACACTACTTAGACCCATACAGTCGGCTGGTTTTACTTGATCGTTTACAAGATTTTATTAATAACGATAAATATGATGACAGTACTCGTTTAAATTTATCTTATGATTTGTTGAGTAGGTCCCGAAGATACAAACTTTTTGAGCCTTGCATCAAAAGATACCTACTCAGTCACGTTATGTCCTCATTAATTTACATCGAACCAGACAACTGGGAAACTGCAGTGTTCCTACCGACGCAAAAAATGGTGTATAAGACATAATGGCAACAGCAAAATTCAAAAGAATATCATATAGTTCTGGTAATTTACTACGTTACAGCTTCCTAAAAGCCTGTCGCGTATCATTTCACATGCCAGAAATTCCTCGCGTGATGAGAAATTATGGATTTCCAACTTATCTCTTACGCGATATTGAGTTTTTTTGTGACGCAGTTGAGTTTCCAGGCAAGGCACTTCAAACTGTTGAGGCTAAAGTTGCTGGTACAAACAGGGCAAAGGTGCCAATCTTAAGAACGTATAACGAAATTAATCTATCGTTCTATCACCCAGCTGATACTTTCCCAGTGTTTGATTACTTTAGCACTTGGATTGAGCAATGCGCACCTCGAGATTCAAGAGTCGCATACTATGATGACATTGTATTGCGCGAGGGGATTCAACTAACTCAGTGGGAACCGAGTGAAAATACAGTTAACTTCGCCGCGATACTCACGAATGCATTTCCGACTTCAGTTATGTCGTTACAAGGTAACTGGTCAGATGAAGGATTCCAAAAAGTGAACATTACAATGACGTATGAGGATTATGAGATGGCAAATGATGTTGGAACAGGTAGCATCAATACCTATAAAGAAAAGCGAAAAGATCTTGAAAGAAGAGCTCGTAATACAAATCCAATATTCATAAGTCCAGATGATGAAAGACTTTACAATATTCCTGAAAATACGCCAGAAGATTTCATTAGAGATGTATTCAAAAATAATTTATTTGGATGATGTATGAGGTTTTGATATGCCATTGCCAAAAATTGATTTGCCGATTTATGATTTAAAAATAATTTCATTACCAGAGCCGATTAAATTTAGACCGTTTCTGGTAAAAGAAGAAAAGTTGTTATTGATGGCTCTTGAGTCTGAGGATGAGAATACAGTTCTATCCACAGTTAAACAAGTTATCAATAACTGCTTACTTACAGAAATAGACATTGATAAGATACCGATCTTTGATATTGAGTATTTGTTTTTAAATATTCGTGCAAGATCAGTTGGTGAAAATGTTGAGACCTTTTTTGTTTGTAGAAACGTAATTGGAACTGACACAGCAGAGGACGGATCGACTCAGAATGTTGAATGTGGCTATCCGATGAAGATAGCAGTAAACCTTCTTGAGATCAAACCACCGATTTCTGATTTGCAAACCAAACTTTATCTGAACAATAAAATTGGAATTCAGTTAAAGTATCCAAGTATCAATACGTTTCGATCAATCAAGGGGTTACTTGAGGGATTGGATTCTCAAAAAGTCTTTGATCTGATTTATGATTGCACTGACTATGTGTTTGATGAATTCAATATGTACTACGCGAAAGAAACAGATAAAGAAGAATTTTATTCTTTTCTTGAGTCACTAACTCAGGAACAGTTTGATAAGATTGTTTTGTTTTTTGAATCGTTACCAACCATTGCTCATGAACTTGAGCATAAATGCGAAAAATGCGAATTTGATCATAAGATTCGCATGGAGGGTCTAAACGATTTTTTTATGTAAACTTTCGTAATGCTTCTTTGAGTAATTATTATAACAACATGTTCACTCTTGTACATCAATACAAGTATACTTTGAGTGAACTTGAAATGATGATTCCGTGGGAACGTGATATGTACATTAACTTTATTAATGAATGGGTAAAAGAACAGGAAGAGAATACAAAACAGCAAAAGGATAAAGTTTCTCAAGATTTGAGAAGCATACTAAAACCAAAGCCAGTAAAGAGTAAATGAGTTTAAGATCTATCACAAACCAATTAAACGTAATGCAAAGTCGTCGCATGAATCCTGAAAACATCGCGATGGAAACAATGCAGTTGCGCAGTACTGCTTATGATCTGGCTAAAAGTATTGTTCCTCTTGAAGATAGAATTAATATGTTTGAGAAAAAGGTTTCTCAACTAACAGGTAATGCAAAGAAAGAAGGGACTTTAAC